CGCACTGACCTGTAATGTTGGTGGCGCGTTAGGCACAGATGCCGTAAAAACTTTGCCCCCGATGGCAGTAATCGCCGTATATGGGACACCCACAATGCTCGCGTCTAACGGTTCGAGCATATAATCTGTGCCCTGCAACCAGGTCGTAGCAAAAGTCCCTGTGCCATCGTTTTGACTTTTAACGATAACCGTCGTGTCTGAAATATCTTTTACTAGTTGAGTAGAGAACTCTGTTGCGCGTATCTGCACAACGGTTGCAATAGTTTGATAAAAGAATCTGCCACAATATCCGTCGATGCGACGAGACGCGCTTTCAATAGCCTGTTCAAGCAAAGCATCGTCGGTGCTGTCCGTGATGCGTAGAGCGGCTTTGACCTGCACCAAAGTCGCGTAACCGTTAAGAATTGCCACGATCTATTTTTTGCGTTTGCCAGGCTCAGACATAATTGCCCGTTCCGCAGAGGGTTCTAACGCAGCCGATTCTTTTTTTTCAGTTTTGTAGCCTAATGCTTTGAGACTTTTATCGACAGCCGCAACGCGTTCATCTAAATTGCGAACGGCATATCCCGCCCGTTCCAAAAGTAGTGCCGCAATCTGTTTGCTGTTATCCATTCAGACCTTCCCAATAGACGAGTGATGCCGATAGCCCAAAGACTATCAGCACCACTACGACCAGTTTTTTAGTTGTCCTTAAAAAGTCGGGGTGATACAACCAGTGCCCGTGATTTTTGCGAACGCATTTGGGTAACGGTTGTGCGTGTAAGTGTTGTAACCAAACACGACGACCAGGATGCCGAGCGACGCTGCGGAAGTCTGATCAAAGCGCAGCATTAGCGGCGAGTTGGCTTGTTCCCATAGGTGAGCCTCGGAAGAAACGCCGACATAAATTGTGTCTTCGTCTGTGCCTGAACCCGTGTTCGCAAGGACATTGGCATCAGTTACAATCGGCAAGCCGAGCATCTGATAACCGCTGTTCCCATAAACAACCTGACCGCCAGCGGCGACAGGGTTTTGAGCAACTGGCGCAGGGACAGCCAACGGGCGACCTGTGCTGTCAAGTGCGGCAAGGATAAAAGCCAAACGGCGTGGGTGCATCAGAATGAAATCTGGGTTACCGAAGTAAGCGGTCTGAATCTGTTGAATGGCGTTAGCCAGTTTCGGATAGAGTTCGCCAACCGTAGGTGAGGCATCTGTGTAAGCCACCGAAATACCCGCACTTGCGGTTAGTTCAGCAACAGCAGCAGCATCCAGAGTCGTGTGATACGAACGAACTAAATCTTCCATCACGATCTGGTCAATCCCTGTTCCGCGCTCAATTGCTTGGCGTGAAACTGTCTGCTGACCCGCAACCGTTTTCACATTCAGCGTTAGCAATGTGTCGTCCATATCGGTTTCGGATGCTGCATTGTTTTCAGTTTGCGCAGCAGTGGTTGTACCAGTCGTGACTTTGCTGATGTTTAAAGTCATCCCTGAATCTGGAAGAGGATGCTTGCGCATGATGTCCGCATACGGGCGACCAGCACGAGCCAACGGCGCAGCAAGATCAGTTAAATACTGTGGGACTACAAGCCCCGCAAAAGCCGATGTTCCTACTGCACGGCGCTCGATGCGCTCCTCACCCATGTGGCGGGCGATGCGCTGTGATGCTTCGCTGTCAGAATGAAACTGCGAAGCAAAAGCATCAGCCAAAAAGTTGTTGGATGATTGCCGTGTGTATGTGCGTGCCTCGAACTTAACTACGGCACCGCCAACATTTACCACTTCAGCAATTTTATTTTCTTTGCGAAGTTCGGCTGCTTCCTTTGAACGCTTTTCCAGTTCAAGGTGGCTTGCGATTTGCTCATCTAGCGAGCGAACTTCAACCAGGGTTGCAACGATTTCAGCATCCTCAGTTTCGGTTAGTTCACGGGATTCGGACTCTGCTAACGCGACTACGGCATCTGCTTCTGCAAGTGCGGCATCACGCTTTTCGATTAATGATTTAGAAAACATTTTTAGGACTCCAATGGTCGAAAGATTTTGGTGGGTGTCGAAGTGTCAGGCGAAGTGCAACTTTCGTTGCGGCTTACTAACGGCTGCGGATTCGTTCTATTCGCAACTGGTTTTTACGCAGCAGCAAAGTCGAACTTGGTGTCACGGTATCACACTTTTTGTGATTTCGCAGTTCCGCTATCGTTTCCTCATAAGCGGGAAAAGTAACCACACTGACATCGAACAGTTGGACTTCGCGTAGGTCACGCACGCTGCGGTCAGAGTTCCAGGAATCTTTGATAGTGCGGAAGGCGAAACTCATTTGCGAAATGTCGCCACGCTTCATCGCAGACATTATCCTTGCCGCGTCAGGGTTAGACGGGTCGAGCACCGTTTCAACTTTTAGCCCGCGATCATCTTCGACTAGTTGTAAAGTGCCAGATTTTGTGCGTGCTAACGGGACACCCGTATGATCAATCAATAGCCGAACATCTGCCCCGTCGTTCAAAGTTTTTGAAAACGCGCCCCGTTTTACATATTCTGTAAACGGCATAGGCTCAGACGGGGAATCAAAAACGGCGGCATAACCAGAAAAGTGTGTTCCGTCGGAACCTTCGCGCATTTCTAAAGTCGTGTAAGCGACTCGACGCTCATCCGAACCTGTAGCGCACCATCTCATTTCAGGCACAAGCGCAGCCTCTGGCAAGGTCTCTGTCGGTTGAACAATTTCATCTGTTGTCATAGTTTCAACTTCGTTATCCGTCGGCATGTTTATGAAGTGTAGCCGTAATTGTTGGTGCTGTCATCTAGCCAGGTGTCGAGGCATTTGGCGGCGCGGAATTGTCCTTTGGGTCGTTAAAGTTCTCGCCCCCAACATACGGCGGGCGATTCTCCATCGCACGGGCTTCGTTAGGGTTCAAGACACCAGACAAAATTTGGATTTGCTGTGCCCTGACGCGAGTCATAAGGTCAGCCCGCAAAAACTCTGCTGGATTAAACTTCACTTCTACCCCAATCGGCAACATTTGCGAGAAAACTGTTTCTAGTCTCCGAACCCATCCCAAAAGCGTGTACTTAAAAAACGCGCTTGAAGTCCCTTCCAGGTTCGTGTAAGTTTGTGTGTCCCCACCCGTGCCAATAATCAGATGCAGCGGGATACGGTAGACGCGGGCAATGTCACGAATAATTGACTCTTTGTGTTCCAGCATTTGCATATCTGCTGCGCTAGTCGTTATTGAACGCCACTTCAACCCGCCTTGCAATACAGCAGGGCGACGATGCTTATAATGTGCCGACTCCCAATTATCTTTGATTTTTGCAGCCTGATCACTCGTTAAGGTCTGATCGGTTTCTAACACTGACGATGGGGTTGCGCCCTCACCATAAAACTGGGCGAGGAATCTGTCCATTGCTAACCCCATCCCGATGGTGTTTCTCATTGATTCCAAAGGGGACACCCCGAACAGTTGATTTGGCATTAGCAGCCAATGGACACTACGAATCTGTGTCGAATCGTAACCATGCTTACCGATCTGATAAATCAATGTTCCGTCGTCATTTTCTGAGACACTTTTTACGCTTACTGGGTGGAGGTTCCGCATCTCCACAGGTAAGCCATTTGACCCCATCGGCGCGTAAATATATGAATTGCCATGTAGCGCCAAAGTCAGCATTAATTGGTGTACGAACTCAAACATATTTTGGTGATCGTTCGGATTTTCTAGCACCGATGGAGTTGGCAACAATTCTATTTTGCCTCTGCTGCTGCGAATCATCTCCAACGGCATAGACGCAACCGAGTCAGCAAGCAAAGACACAGCCGACAAAACAGCGGAATGTGCGAACGCGGTGGCTTCGGTTACAAGTTCTCCCGACCAATTCGCATAAATTGGGCGACCCGTAAGTTGCATTGGATCAACATCCAAAGAAAGAGCACGACGCTCACGGAAAAGGCTCACAGCATGACCCCAATAACCACTAGCACAATGCCAGCAGCAGCAATTCCGATAGGGACACTAATCAAAACAATGCCCGTAACAATTAACGCAAAGCCTACGATTTCGATTACTGTTGTCAAAAAATGTTTTGTCATTTGTTCATCTCCGACATGGTGTTGCCTACTCTAGCAAAGAGTCAGCCCCAGATGTCGAGGACACTTGGGGAATCGGGCAGTGGTTGTCGAAAAGTAGCACGGTCAAGCGCCATGACCATCGCGATACATGCGTCGATCTTCCTTTTCGATTTGCCTTTCGAGAGTCTCCACCCTGTGTCGGTCATCCTTTGGGCGGCGGATAGCACCTGATCTGTGAAGGTCGGCGACCCATCGTGAGCCACTTTCCTGTTGGCAATCATCTCGTAAGCGTTACCGCAGGCGGGAATCATGCGGGCTGCGGACTGTCCGAACTCGACCATGTTCAACCCGTCATCGGAGAGGACTTCGGCTGAGCGTTGGAAATAGGCGGGGTCGTAAGCGAATTCCATTACCTTGTGACGCTGGTGCAGGTCTCGGAGATAGATTTCGATCTGCTCAACATCGACACCCTCTAGCGCAGGCTGCCAGATTTTGGCGGAGACTACTGCGACCCCATCTTGGATTTGGGCGCAGACGACAGCAATCGAGTCGTGTTTCAATGCCATGTCGATGCCAACGAATACAGGTAGATCATCGTCAAGTCTCAGATCAGATTCGCACTGTTCCCAAGCCCCGACAGGTAGCCAAGACTCTTGTGACCGTACCCACTGGTTGAGTCTCCAGCGGCGCATCCCCATTTCTGAGGTCTGTTTGACAGCGACCGCTAAATCTTCAGGGTCGAGCAGTCCTTCAGCGAGGTTCGGGTTCGCTATTCTCCATTGGTTGCGGTCATCTATCCGACAGTCGGCGGCTGCTTCCCACCACCAAAAACCGAACTGTTCGTCGTCAATTTCCCCTGACGCAACCTGTTTCCCGTACTGGTACAACTTCCCTGCCAGCGAGTCCAGGTCATAACCCGCAGTCGTAATGGATACGGCGAGTGGTTCTATTCGTGCCCCTGAGCCAAGAGTCATTTGATCATAAAGGTCGGAATTGGATTGCCCCCAGATTTCGTCGAAAAACACTAGCGACGGGTTTAATCCTGCTTGCCCTTTGAACTCAGACGAAAGGACACGGAACACGGAACCGAACCTGACCATCTCTATCGCATCCCGATAAACTTTTGCCTCGGAGGAGAGTAGCGGCGAGTTCAGTATCTGTTGTTTTGCTTCATTAAAAATGATTCGGGCTTGCTGGCGGTCATTCGCTATCGCATAGATTTCTGAGCCTGCCTCGCCTGCGATCATCCCGTACACACCTAGCGTGGACATCATCAGCGACTTGCCCTGTTTGCGGGGTAGCCCTATTAGGGCGCGGCGGTATCTCAGCCGACCATCATCGCGGCGTTCATAAAGACATCTAAGCAGCCATTTTTGCCAGTTCGTGAATGTTAAAGGTTCACCCGCACGGAACCCTTTGAATACTCCAAAGTGTTGTTCCGCGAAGTCAATTATCTCGTCACCATCGGTGCGCGAATATAGGCGTGGCGTATAGAACGCTGGTTTCCACTTACTTGCTGGCTGCGCGTTTTTCGGCAATCCTTCGATGTAGGTCGCTGAACCCATTTTGTGCTGTTTCTCCCGTTCCGAATAGCGCCCGTTCCGATGGCGTGAACCCTATCTTGTCGAGCAGTTTAATGACCTGAGCATCCACCTGACGAAGCGCAAGACGGTCACGCCAAGCATCAGGGTTGGCGACAAGTCTCCGCCGCAAAGTTTGGCGTTCATCAGTCGCTTCGCACAACATCAAAACGAGTTCCGTGTCCATGTTTTGTTTCAGCCAGCCCGCACCAGAAGTCCACACTTGTGCCCACAATTTTTGGCTACGGTCAGACAACACCCGATGCGGTTCAGGGACATGCGACATTGGTAGCGCAACAATATTGGCGGGGACAACCGCAATCGGTTTTAAGCGGTTAGGCGCACCGATACGCAGTTTTCTTTCAATCGGTTTGCGACCGTTGCCGCCACTACCTTTACCACCCACAATATTTACCTCGTTATAGTTCGGAGACCAGTATGCCACCTAATACGGCAATCCGCTAGAGGTTAGGCGAAGCGGCGAACTTTCATACCGCATCTACTTTGTACTTGGCTTGTGCTCGGCGGCAAGTAGCCACATATTTTGCCCACGCTTTCGCACTGTAATCAGATTTCGTGTAGACGACCCAAGCCTGTCCGCAG